ACATCAAGTGATTTACAAGTATCCAGAGTATGTGTATAGTTATCCGAAACAGGCAGGCATTAACCATATGCTTGCTTTCTTCGAGAGTTGGGAGGAGCACCATGTGGATACTTACGGCTGAATGGAACTTGTATGACCAGATGGGGGAATACTTTATTGATGCCTTTCTAGATAAACCCACCCCAGAACAAATCCAGAGTTCGCTCGGAATCATAGGTGGTGAGTTGGTAGATCACATCCTCAAGGGTGGAGGAAGGTTGCAGTGGGAGGAAACTTGGTACTTTTTACGTGAGGTGGAGGGGAAATGAGAATCATCATTGCTGGTAGTCGTGATGTTGAAAATCCGATTGCTAAGGTAGAAATGGCAATGCACGAAGCACTTACTTTGTGGAATCTAGACTTCCATGAGGTAAGTGAAATCCTCTCTGGTACATGCCGTGGAGTAGACAGGGCCGGAGAGGTCTGGGCTAAACTAAATCATGTGATGGTGAAGCAGTTTCCTGCGGATTGGGCTGGAAAAGGTAAGGGTGCGGGTTACTCCCGTAACGTAGACATGGCTAATAATGCTGATGCTCTTGTTGCAATTTGGGATGGAAAGAGTAAGGGTACAAAGCATATGATTGACATAGCGGAGAGGAAAGGGTTGAGGGTATTTGTATATGAAGTCTGACCTGCTCAGAATGGATTATATAAACGGGCTTCCACAGCCGTTTATCGGCCGTCAACTCGGAGGTTGGGAATGGCCCATCTACGAGATATGCGTAGAGACTGGTTGCATTACTATGGATGTCTGTGGTAAGTTACAGCCTACGCATATTGGTGAGTTTACCGCGTTTATTGATGCGAGCGGAGTGGTACACTCAGCCGATGACTTCTATAATGAGGAGGAAAAATGGAAAACCTAGTTGTGGTACGAGTAACTACATCTTACTGGTCTGACAAGTCTGGACTGCACCAGAAGAAGTCAGTAATTCCTCTTAAAAGGAAGTGCCGTGGTTACAATACTCTCATGGAAGATGCCTCGGATATCGGAGTAGAGGAAGTAGTGACCCGTATCCTCAACTTGGATTCCGTTGATGATGGGGTTTATGAGGTCATCCTTTTCAACATGTTTCGTGATCCTGAGAGTGGGTATGTCGAGGGTTATGACTATAAACTCGTCCCGTATAAGGAAGAACAAAAGCGGCCAGATATGTATACCGGGATTCTCCGTAGTAGTGATGCAATGGTCACGACAGTAAATATGGAGGGAACTTCGCTTACTGTGAAATTGAATGAAGGTGTAATGAATATCAAGATGTAAGATTCAACATCTTAACTGTCAAGGGAAAGTAAAATTGACCTAAACAGACCTCGTGGTAGAATATAGTGAGTAAAGGGGCCGCCGAGAGGCGGCCTCGTCGTCTATAAAAGGAGCAGTATGAAACCAAGAATCACAACCCCAAAGCAAGAGTTCACTGTAGATTACCCAGAGGCGGTAGCCTTCGCGGATGAGCAATCCAAGGTATTCTGGCCTCACATGGAGGTCAAGGTAGAAAAGGATAAACAAGATATTCTGGTCAACATGACGGAAGCAGAGCGTCACGGGGTCATCACCACCCTTAAACTCTTTACGAAGTATGAGCAGATCATCGGTGACGACTTCTGGCTGAACTTCGTATTCCACACCTTCCCCCGTCCGGCAGACATTCAACCAATGGCTGCAATGTTCGGTGCAATGGAATTGCAGGTACATGCCAAGTTCTATTCCAAACTGAATGAGGAGTTGGGGCTGGCTACGGATGCCTTCTACAACTCCTATAAGGAGGATCAGGCGTTTCTTGATCGTATCACCTACCTCAAACGTTCCCTCTCACTCAACCCGGAAGGCGTACAATCCGATCTGGTGAATCTCCTCAAACTCGGGATGTTTACGTTTGGGGAGGGTACTATCCTTTACTCGTCCTTTGCCTTCCTCAAGCACTTCCAGAGCCAAGGTAAGAACAAGCTTCTGAACGTCGTATCAGGTATCAATTTCTCGGCTAGAGATGAGAACCTTCACGCGGAGGCAGCAGCATGGTTGTTCCGTACCTATCAAGATGAGTTGCAACTTGATGGACTCCAGAAAGGGTTTGTCAAGAAGGAAATCTTGAAAGCAGCAGAGGTGGTTTACCGTCACGAGTGTGCGATTATCCAAGAGGTATTCAGCAAAGGGGCTATTGAAGGTATCACCCCGAAGCAACTTGAACACTTCGTACAGAGCAGGATCAACCTGTGCCTTCGTAATCTTGGGTATGAGAACCTGTTTGAGGTGCCATACAACCCCATAGAACTCTGGTTTTATAAGGGGATAAATGGATTCCACATGGGCGACTTCTTCAACTCTGTTTCTAATCAATATCAACGAGATTGGAATACACTAGGATTCGTATGGGAATGAATCGAAAGTCAAACGGACGGGTATCGGAGGATCGAAAGCAGTTTCTCCTATCGGTAGGTTACAACCCAGATGATGTAATTGTCTGGAGATTAAAGTGGCAGAGGATTAAGTATCATTCTCTCCGTTGTGGAAAGGAGTGCAAACTCTCATTTGAGCAATATATTCATCTTGCAGTTGAAGCCGGTATCAGATTACCAAGTGATATTGGTAATACTAAGGATAAATATGTTATGGCGAGATATGGTGATAAGGGTGGTTACGTTTATGGTAACTGTAGGTTCATTCGCCAGTCCGATAATTATAAAGAGTATGTTGAGAATGGAGGAAAGCAAAAAATGATAGACGCCCTAACTGGTCGCAGTAAGTCAACGTGCATTGGTATATTATCTGCATCCACTAAGAAGTCTAAGAACTATCGAGTTATATCCCCATCCGGAGTGGTTTTCTCAGGGAGAAATCTTACTGACTTTTGTAAGAAACATCAACTTAATCGTGGTAATATGTCATCTGTATGTAGGGGGGTGATGCCATCATATCGGGGGTGGGTTGGGAAATATATTGATAGTGAGGAGGTATCGAAATGAGTAGTGGTATCTACGATAAGTTGAGTGAGGAGCGTAAACGCCTCCAAGCAGAAGGTAATATGCCTATGTCATGGTCTACGGGATCGTGGCAGTTGTTTAAGAACAAATACCTGTACCAAGCAGCACACCCAAGGGAACAGTATGAGCGTATTGCCGCTACTCTGGCTACACATACCCCTAACCCGGCTGAATGGAAAGAGAAGTTCTTTGACATCATGTGGAAAGGCTGGCTCAGTCCCTCCACCCCTGTTCTGGCTAATACCGGGACTAACCGTGGACTTCCGGTGTCATGCCAAGGCTCCTACATCCATGATTCGATTGATGGCATCTACAGCACGAAGCGTGAGACGGCCCTTCTGACTAAGTATGGCTTTGGTACGTCAGGCTACCTCGGTGACATCCGTCCTCGTGGCTCCAAAATCAGTGGTGGTGGAGTTTCTGAGGGGGTTCTTCCGATCATCCAAGGATTCCAAAAGGATATGGAGTACGTTGCACAGGGGACAGCGCGTAGGGGTTCGTGGGCGGGGTATCTACCTATTGACCATGGTGACTTTCACGAGGTATTGAAGTATCTGGAGCAAGAGCCGGATGGTAACAATGTCGGTTGGAACGTCAGCAACGACTTCCTTGATCGTCTGCAATCTGGTGATGCTGAAGCCATTGATCGTTACCAGAAGGCTCTGAAGTGCAAGATGGTGACGGGTAAGGGGTACTTCTTCTTTCCAGACAAAGCCAATGCCAAGCGCCCTGAATGCTATAAACAACACAACCTTGACGTAAAGGCATCGAATCTCTGTTCTGAGATCATGCTCCACTCAAGCAAGGAATATTCATTTACCTGCGTATTGGCTTCGATGAACCTTGCACTCTGGGATGAGTGGAAAGATACGGATGCTGTCTTTATCGCTACGATCTTCCTTGACTGTGTAGCACAAGAGTTCATTGAGCGAGCCAAGAACATTCCGGGGCTTGAGAAGGCGGTGGCATTCACTCGTAAGAGTCGTGCCCTCGGACTTGGTGTTTGTGGCTTCCACAGCCTTCTCCAGAGCAAGATGCTGGCTTTTGAGGGGCTTGAGGCACACCTTCTGAACAATGAGGTATTCAAGCGCATCCGAGAGGAAGCGGAACGGGCTACGAAGTGGAGTGCGGAACAGTGGGGCGAACCGGAGTGGTGTAAGGGGTTCGGTCGTGCCAATAGTCATCTGTTGGCTGTTGCCCCTACGAAATCTACCGCCCTTATCATGGGTGGGGTATCAGAGGGTATCAACCCTGACACCGCTATGGTCTTTACTCAGAGGTCTGCGGGAGGGGAAATTGATCGTGTCAACCCTTACCTGCTTGACTTGATGAAGCAAAAGGGTGTATACAGCAAGTCTAACGTAGAATCGATCCGTGATGCGATGGGTTCCGTCCAGCACGTTGATTGGCTTAGTGATGAGGAGAAGCGGGTATTCCGTACTGCCTTTGAGATTGACCAGATGGCTATTATCCGTCTGGCGGCTGCTCGGGGACGGTATCTGGATCAGTGGCAATCACTCAACCTATTCTTTGCTGCTGGTGAAGATGAGGGGTATATCTCCAAGGTACATCAGGAAGCATTCTTGCATCCTGACATCCTTGCGCTATACTACATCTACAGTAAAGCGGGAGTCCAAGCATCACGAGATGAGTGCGTAGCCTGTCAGTAAGTAAAGGGCCACCGAGAGGTGGCCTCCTTTATGGGAGGATCAATGAAGAAAACAGTTGACTTTGAGGCCCTACCAACTATAATCCATCAATGCCTTGGGATACCGAAGCACTGCATTACCGTAGAGAATGATCCGGCACACCAATACTCAGGTGTACGAATAACAAATAACGCTGGACAGCACGTTACTTTCTGGTATGATTGGCAAGAACGAAAGATTCGTGAAATGAAAATTAGTGGGAGGTGATATGAAAGGTAAATTGGAAGCATCCACGAAAACATACAAGTATTGTGGCGGTGATTTGATTGATCTTATTCGTGAGGATTTGGGATTAAGTCCAGAGGTTTCGATTGATGTCAAATGGGACTCATCAGACACCAGTGTATATGGTGTCCAGATTATTGTCCCGGAGTTGATTACTGATGCACAATGATCTGAGGGATGCAACCTTATTGACAGGGAAGGATGGTAAGGTCTACGCTCCAATCAAGTATATCGAACTGTGGGCATATTGGTATGCCGTAGACAGTGATGGAAACTCCAAGAAACTTCGTTGGAATGACATCGCATCCTATGAACTTGCTGATGGAACGTATGGTATATTGGAGGACAAATGAAAGGTGCTTGCATTGCTTGTAAACATCACGTACACTCTGGTGGTGGACATCTCTGCCAAAGTCCTAAGTTCGCTGATCCGGTGACTGGTGAAGCCGTGAAGGCTTGCCGTCAACTGCGGGAAGTACCTTGGTGGGTAGGTGGGTGTGGTCGTAATGGGAAATTCTTCGTGAGCAAAGTGGAGGAAATGAAATGATTGAACTTAAATATGATTCAGAAAAAGATGGTGTCCGTGCATCCCAGACGGTATGGATTGATGATGCTGATAAGGGATGGGATGACATACTTGAGAGTATGCTCCATTTCCTTTTCAATACTGGATACATCGTTGACAAGTGTCTCATTGACAAGATGGTTGATGCTTGTGAAGAAATCCATCAGGACTCATTAGAACAGACTCCTCATCAGCGGGTCGGAGAAGAAGGTCAAGGTGATGGCACATTCCGCTCTAAGTGGATTCCGTGGAGTGGGGAGAATACCCCCCCTGTGGAATACGGGGTGTATGTTGATGTGATCTTCCGTGACGGGGAGGAGCATCATCGTCTCCCAAATGGAGTTGGTCTCCCTCATAATGATGTAGCCCTCTATCATGAGTGTTGGGAACACTCCGGGAATAATGATGGTGGTGAAGTTATGTTTTATCGGGTGTGTGAGTAATGACTGACAAAATCAAATCCGATGGTGGGAGTTCTGACTATTACAAGATCAAACTCCCCAAGAGCATCCTGAAGGATAATGGAGACGACACTGTCACAATCGAGGTAGGGGACGTTATCCGCTATGCCCTGAACAATGACTTCAACCTTGGTAATATCTTCAAGGCAATGGTACGTTGGGGTAAGAAGGATGGCATTGACTATGAGTATGACCGTAACAAGATCGTCTACTTCACGGATGACTATGTTGCGGCTAAGAAGCCCAAAGTTCCCCCCGAACGAGAGTGGATTAAAAACACTGGTTCCATGCCAGTTCCGGTAGGTACACTCATTGAGTGCCGGTATAGGAACGGGCAAGTAGCGACGAGTGCATGTGGTGTGGCTGGAGGGGGTCACCACTTGTGGTCTACGCATTGGGAAATGCAAGGGACTTCTGTAGATATTATGGAGTGGCGGTATGTGGACTAAGTTGGTACTGGATTGGATGCTGACTTTGCTGAAGCACCCTGCCTCTTGGATTATTGCTGCCCTTCTCGTCATAATGACGGCACTACTCCTCCAGTTTAAGCAGGTAAACGATTATCGTGTCTACAGTGGACAACTTGAAGATAAGGTAATCGCTACCCAAGTTGACCTCACCAAGGCCAATGGGATTATTGAGTCCAATAAAAAAGCCTCCGAGGCTACCCAAAAAGCAATGGGTATCTTGGAGGCTCGTAACAAGAAACTGAAGGAGGAATTGAATCGTGTATCCGCTGAACTCAACTCGTATCGGGACCGTGAAAACGTGGTACTTGGCAAGCCTGCTGTCGTTGAGCGTAGGGTTAATGCTGCTACTCAGCGGGTGTTCCACGAACTCAACTGTGCCACAGGTGGAACCATCGACTGTAACGATGGTAGCCCCTTGGCCAACCCCACTCAGCATCCCTCAGATTGACTTTGTGGTGATTACCCCAGATCATCCTGCCCCTCCGGGGGCTTGGATGGCCTTGGACTGGCAAGACTATCTAACATTCAGTCAGTACCTTCAGGAGATCAAAGGTAAGTTTGTTGAATACAACAATCTTCTCGATTACTACACAAAAGAAAAGGGGCCGTGAGGCCCCTTCTTTTTAGTCCGTTTCCCCGGCAGGGGGTTTGTCCTTGGTGTTGTTACCTGCTTGGATACCATTCACATACCCATACCCACACATGCCCGCCAGAGAGCCGCAGAGGGGCCACAAGGCAGCACTGGTATCAATCCCTTGGGTCAGGAAGGCTACACACAAAATAATGATTCCTACGCCCATACAGAGGGCAGCAAACCCAAGGCTGAACCTCTTGATAGAGAGCCTTCCTGATGGGCCAGATAGGAGTTCCTTAACAGGGTTCAAACTGCTTCTCCTAAAGTGTTGTTAATTAACTCTCGTTTGGCGGGGTGATGGTTAAGGTAACGACCTTATTGGTACCATCATATTGTTCGTAATCTATACGGTAGTGCGCGGCGGGGCCTGTATGGATAAAGGGAGAGGTGCGAACTACATCCTCCCATGATTGAAGGTCATAAGAAACCTTAATCTTGCATCCAGAGGGGGATGCATAGTTTACGACTGCCCCACTCACAGCATGGGCAATGTGCCCCGGACCAATAGCGACCATAATTCCAGTAGTCATGGCGTATAAAACCCCTCACGATAAGTTTCAAACCCTGTTTTAGGTGATCCAAGGGAAGTCTGCCCGAAGTTTGCTGACCCCGTATTAGCCGGCTGGTACCCAGAGAACGCTGCGTGAATTATACGGCTTCCTCTAGATGAGATGTCTATGTCAACATAAGCATGTGTCTCATCATAGAAGATATTTAGGAGATTGTCGTCAAGGTTTAGGTACATATCAATAACCGTTGACGGACCAAACGTATGTGTGGGTCCAGTGTATGAGTTATTGTTGTAGATATACCCGTGCGACGAAACCCCCCATGCGTAAGGAGAGGAACCTAGAAAACTATCTACGGAACTTCCAGCAGCGGAAATACCGAACTGAGTATATTCTGATGAACCTCCTGTAAATTTCATCCTATGTTTCCCGGTGGCGTGGCCAACCGTCGAACGGATGATCCCATCCCAATATCCCTGATGCGACGTGACCGTGAGGAGGTCTTCCGACAGAGTATAGTGGCCTTTTTGGTCCGACAGGCTCCACGTTGAGTAGTTTGGTACTACAACACCTCCCTCGGAGTCTGGAGCAAAATGAAAGAACATACTCATTATGATGCTTCCTTCATAAATGATACTTCTTCTTGATCCAAGTAATAGAGTTTTACTCGTTTACCAAGTTCATCTCTACCCGGCCTCTCAGCAAACTGAGACTCACCAATGGCTACGATAGAACCGAGGGGGGAGCCTATCGCCCTAAACCTAGACGTGAGATCAATCTGAGGAACCACCTTGATCCCACCAGCAATCACGGTCTGATCCTCTTGACACAAATCCATATACCAAGCAGACTCACGACCATTCCAGCGGAAAGTCAAGGCGAATGTTTCATTATCCAGATCAACCGTCATCGTAAAGAATGCGGAGGTCTGCATGGGGATTTCGTAGATCATATTAGCGGGTGCTACGCCAGCCTACAGAAGGAACACAGACGCGGAAAGAATCCGCATCTTCAAGGGTGGTAACATCATCCAAACCGCGTTGGTACTTCTCTTGATTCTTCAATACGCCTGACATGTGGTTTTCCTATTAGAGTCGAATATACTTAGTCTTGCCGTTTACTTTCTTGGCTCTCAGGACTTCACCACGATTGCCAGACTTTTTGATAGATGCATGAACCCATTCAGGTTCATCATCATTACCGAACTCCCAGATCAACTGATCGAATTTCAGATTGACTAGGATATACTCAAAGATTTCAGCGTTGCTGGTTCCGTACTTCGTTCCAGACATGTCAATGGCTTCTCCCTTAACATGCTGAGATGAGGTAGCCCCACCAACCGCTGCATTTACCTTCTCGGTCCTGTAAAAGGAGAGGACTTGTATTGGACCGCCAAAATGTTTCCTTATAGGCTCAAACAATTTCTCTGCGGTGTATTTGATTATTGGGATCAAATCCGCCGGAGGATCGTTCTTTAGTTTGAGTTCTGACGCCTTAGCAGAGACAGTAGCCTCTGCATAGGAAATATGTTCACTAATCTTATCCATTAGCCAGCAAACTCTGACACAGTGATGGTAGCCTCTCCACCCTCTGAGTTCGCTACACAGGAGGTAAATCCTGCGGCATCATTGTACCCAACGTACAACTCATACGTCCTTGGGGATGTGGAGGCGGCAGTAAACCGCTTCCGAAGGGTGAAACTGTTACCGAGATAAGCACCGTTAGCGGTATCCCCCGCACGGATGGTGTGACAAGCAATTACGTTAGTTCCACCACTCTCAATCAAAAATGCGTAGAGGCGGATGCGGGATGCAGTTGCTACTACAGGGACGGTGGCGACGATTTCAAGATCACTCGTGGAGGAGGTTGGGGTGATTGCTACGGAGTCAATCAGCGTACCCCCCGTGAGAGCCGGATATGTGCCTGCGACCGTTGTTACGTTGGTAGCAGTCGAATAATCACTGTAGACAGTCTGGATAAGGTTGGTAGCAGCAAGTTTAAGCGTTCCAGAGGAAAGCGAAAGTCCAGAACCTACTGTAATCTCCTCCAATGCGCCTGTACCGCCTGTCGTTCTACCAATCATCCTCCCCGTCTGAGAGGTGATGCCGGAAGCGGTAGCCAAACCAGAGGCGGCAGCGCCGAGGGTAACAAGTTGGTCAGCGGCAGTCGCATCATCTAGGAGTGCTCTACCTGCTGCCGTACAAGTGATCTCTTCTGCATCACCAGCACCGGAAGTAGAGCGACCAAGCAATTTATCAGTTGCCGTAAACTGGACAATGTTCCGATCTACTGTGCTGCGAACGTCTGTTAGGGAGGTGATACCAGAGCCATCGGTTACTGCTTTCCAAAGGGGTACATCACCCGCCGTAGCACCAGATGAGAAGGTACCAACAACCTTTACGATCCCCGTCCCCGGACGATAGGAAATCCAGTTAGTGCTAGAGGAAGTAAGTGCAATCGTTCCAGCCGAGACTTCAGTAATCGCCTTAGTGAACTGATTGTAGTATGCACCCTTCTTATATCCGAAGGTCAAACCCGTGGTTGTGGTGTTATCCTGTGCGAAGGAGGATGAACCACCGGAGATGAGTTCTTCATCAAGGTATTCAATCCACTTGTAATTCATCCAATACAACCAGTTAAACCACTCTCGCGGGGGCTGCATAGGATAGGGGAAACCAGTGATCTTATCACCAGATGCCGGCTCAACTCGGTTATTACCACCAAGAGGGCCATCAGCGGAAAGCGTAGTGGCCCATTCCGGGTATACACTAGGACGGGTAGACATTAGGACACAACCTCATAAATACTTGCACAAACACCGCCTAGAAGCGGATCATCCGTAGTGCCGAAACCCTCGGCATACGGGCTTGGATCATAAGTGGGGCCATCAATGGATGAGAAAGAAAATACTGCTGTCTCAGCCCCCCAAGAGAGGAGTTCCATCGGTCCAACTCCCGCCGGTTTCAACTGACGGAGTTGTTCTAAGGAGAGGATGGTTGGGAAGGCGTCGTAGATTGTTACTCGGATACGAGCCGGGTAGAACTCTTCGTATTTGATGTTGGTATTGTTAATTACTGCTTGAGTAAATACAATTACATCTTCAGGAGTTCCATTGGAGAGATTAAGTCCAATCTTGTCATAAAGAGCAGTACGGTAATCACCATCTGACCTACCATCGCGGGATAGGTTAAGTCGTATACCGATCACATCAAGTTGAGCATCAACCGCACTATCAATGTTAAGATACTGCGTCAATGAGTATAGCATGTCCTCCGCTTCATCCAACTCATCTCCTACTACTGTGAGTAGTTTCTCAATGTTCTCTTTACCAAGAAATTGAGAGGCGAGATTAGAGAGTGCGGAGTTTCCGTGTGCTATTGGCTCAATATTGTCGATAAGGCTGTTGACAGTCATTATCTCTTACCACCACAAGAAATCGCTTTCATCAAGGTCACACCAATACCACTGAGATGTCACCAAGGTCGAACTCAGGCGTTTCAAAAGATTCAATAGAGAGTTTAGTAGCGACGTATGTGATTCCGTCGTCTGATACTTCCACTGTTACTTCGTTCAATCCCGGTACAGCAGAATAGATCGCCCCATAGAATCTTTTTGGTATTACATCCTTACCCATATCAAGCGAATTGCCATAATCAGCGACCGCTTGAGCGATAACGCTCGCACCACCAGAAGGAAATACTTCCTCATCAAAGAGGGAGTAGGTTACGTTTACATAGATACGCTTCGTAGACGGTCTGGAGAAATACACGTTCTGTGTATTGCCAAGGGAATCGGTGATAGTGACAGGAGAGGCTGATCCACGATTCGTGGTCTGAATCCCTGCTGCCTTTTTCCTCCAAATAGCCTCAGCGATTTCTTGGTCATCACCACCGGCTACGATCACTTCGATGGAATGCCCCGGACGGCTGTCAACCTCTTCATCTTCAAGGTTTTCAAATAGGTAAGCGGAACTAACACCATCAACCTCAAGAACCTCAGCAAGGATGGAGTCTTTCGTAGCGGCTGAAGCCTTTTTGAGTGATACAATCCTACGTACTCGGAGTTCCGTATCCGTCTCAATATCTCGTCCAACCACCCCATCCACACGATTACGAACTGAATCAAGGCCAGAGATAGTGGTTTCAATCGTCGTAATCTTTCCGGCAGGGGCGTAGATGATCCCCGTCACTGTGCATACAGATTCGATTACGAGAGCCGCCTTGGTCGTGGTGAGATTAGCACTAACCACAACTGCCATACGAGTCGTCGTGGCAAGAAGCGTGTCGAGAAGGGTGATGGTCAGAGTACCATCAAGATTATCCTCACAGGTAGCAACATCCTCCAGTGCGGTAACGGAGTCAAATGCCGACTTCAAGCCAGCGGCAATGGTCAGATTAGTTGCGGATAAACCCGATGTGTAGGAAACCAGATTACCGTTAATATTGATGGTGTAAAGTGTGGAGTTGGCTACCGTAGTCACTTCAACGGTGGCCTCCGAGCAATCAGAGTCCGAGATAGTATCCGTTACGGATGCTTGGTACTGGTCCCCCGTAATAGTATTACTGACGACCGTCGTATTCGGAATTGCCGTTCCAATATCACCAATGTATTCAACATTGACCCTTGTACCCGCAGCGGCCTGACGAGTGATACCAACCTCGGTGCAAAGGTCATCGAGTTGCTGTCCCTCAGCGGAGAGGGGATTAAAGGCATTGTAAGTGGCTTCCCCGAGTTCCCAGATACCGGCAAGCTCATAACTGAGAGTAGAGATGAATTGACCGAATACAGATTCAGGTGTTACATTGATGTCATCCCCAAACACGGCCTTGGCCCTAGCCTGAAGAGACTCCACTACATCTGAGAATCGCTTTGCGGAGAAGCCTGTGGAAGTCAGTCCAAAAGCCATTAGAGATTAACCTCAATAGTTCCGCCCGTATCAGTTTTACAGACGAAGTTACAAGTATATTCGCGGGTAGCACTATTGAGTGCTGACGTAAAAGAGGTTATACGGCTAATGCCCTCTACACCTTCAATCTCACGTTTTAGGATAGCGTCAACGGTGTCTTTACTTACACCCTTCTGGAAGATAGTCTGGTAGTATGGAATACCAAGGTCCGTATCTAGGAACCACTCCCCCTTAAAAATGAGGAGGTGTACCAAAAGCCGTTGCTTGATTGCCTCATCACCATCAATGACTGACATCGCGTAATCGGTGATGTCAATATCGTGGTCAGTATTGAGTTTAAAGTCCATATTAGATGGCAGGGCCGGTAGTTCCCGGCGCAGACGTTACCGGGTGAATATGGGTAGCAGCGGCGGCTTGGACAAGAGCCATAGCAGCCGTCAGTGCAGCCACTTGTGCCTGTAATGTAAGCACTTGCGCCTGCAATCCGGTCATCGTAATAGAGCCGAGTACCGCTGAAACATCCCCAACAGAATCAAAAGATGTCGATTTAGCCTTGATGGGGAGGAGGGATTGAAGTCCAATCTCCCCACTAGAGGAGATGGTAATTTCCGCTTCATCGGCGGTTCCTACATTATGCTTGATTATAACAGAGGATGGGTCTTTAGTCAATGTCTGACTATCCCACTTACTCTTGGACTTTAGGAAGGGATTAATCCCGGGGATGACGAAAGCATCGGACAGATTGAACTTGCTCGTATCTGCCGGGTCGAAAAGCCCATTAGAATTAGAGAGGAGCCAGTTATCTGTGCTGCATTGAGAAAAGACGATGAGTACGTTAGCCCCTCTTTTGAGTGGGAAATAGATCAATGAGGAATCGGATGACGGATATTGTACGGGAACTCCGAGAATGGTGGGATAATCCAAGGTACTCCCATCAGGCAACGACTTACGGATCAAGGGTTGTATATCTGCCCTAAACTCCTCCGGGTAGAACTCAACAATCCTCCCCGGAATGGAAGTATTCACCCCATTTAGTGCCGTATCAATGGCCCTAGAGAAGAGTTCTCCAAGTTTGGGGGTGTTACTCATATCAAACCCTCACAGGTGGTTGACCACTCGTCACCATGAGTATCACCTTGATGGGTGATAGACTGGATCGTAACAACGTGGTTAATAAACTTCGATTCCACTTTAACACGGCGAGACAAGCGGAGGTCTGGGTTCATTAGGCACTTGAATTGGACCCCATTTGTCTTTTCAACTCTGACGGCCCTCTTCGTATCCTTTGATTCTTTGGGTTTATCCTTCGATTGCGTCCCATCAATCTGTATCATCTCAGGGGAGCCGATTAGGCCCGTGGAGGGGTCAATAAGCATTACACCCTCTTGGCTCGGACTTCCAGCCGGAAGAACAGAGATTGTACCCTCCTGAATCAGATATATCAGTCCATTGGAACTGATGATGGAGTCCAAATTGGATTTGGACGATCCAATGACGCTGTACCCTCTTTGATACTTTCGATTAAGGCCCGTAGAGGCCCCTAGGGAGCCATTGGTGAATTTTCCTACCGACAGACCCATGTCGGCTACCAACTTACGGACAATCGCGTCTACGGACGTTCCAGAGGGGAAGGTGTGGCTGCTTTTACCGTCACGGAGACTCGTATACCCATCACCAGCATCAAAATGAGTGATAGTGTCTGATGAGGCTAGATAGGTTTTGACATTGACTAGGGTACCAATAAAGGCTGTGGAGAAATCCTCCCCAGAGTAAGCAACCTCCAGTTTGACGTAGTTGTCCTTTACGAAATGCTTACGACTCTCCGGGGAGAGGTTATAAACATCGCACTCCATCTTGTTTGGTTCTTTGGATACAGTCTTAGTGGCAGTAAAGGAGATTTTAAGGTCAGTAATGATTAGACCTTCCTCCCCCGGTTTACCAACCGTCAACTTGTATTTTCGGTCAAACATTAGTCAACACCGAATACTTCAACCATCCTCTCAAGGAGTGTTGGGTTTGATGGACCGGGATACCCCGAACCATTCTGCGTACTCCCCTGTGGAGTGGGAGTGGCCTTTCCAGCCTGAGCCTTACCCGTGCAGGTATCAACAGCCGCCGCAGTCTTTGGCTTAGGAGCAGGCTTAGGGAGTTTAGCAATGGCTACGCTCTTGGCTTTATCCACTACTTGAATTTGCTCAAGGTTCAAGGTGAATACAAACGAATACACTGAGATTGTAGAGTCACGCGAGGGTTGAACATCTGTGATGATGATGTTCTCGTATGTCCCCGAAGAGTGGATAAACGTAAGGACTTCCCTGTTGTCCCTGATCCTCTCAAGCAACTGGTATTTATCAAAGGCACTTACCTTACCAGAGGAGAAAGTCTCTACCGTAACCTTGGCCGGGGTGGATGACCCCGACACAGTAACCGTTACATCATTAGGTTTTCCCTGCGACCCACTCTGGGTTACATCGACTTTGATAGGGCGCTTAAAGAACTGTGTGATAAACCCAAGTTGGTTACCCGCCGCTGATTTCAAACGAGAAGTAAGTGACTGGTCACCACCAACACCCGTCCCAACCCCCGGCCGGTTTGTCTTTACATTGATGGTGGAGTTGGATGGATGTTGTTCCCTCGTAACAGAGACTGAGTTACTACTAGAGCCATTAATGTAGGAAACGTTGGCGTCTTGAAGCCGCTTAGGCTCAAGGCTGTTATCGTCAAGCCACCGAGGCGTAGCGTCTGAAATAACACAGTCAAGCGTCCACGTTTTGTTATTGAGGATCACATGGTCGCTAACCGACTCCCCCGTCTCAACCGGATTAGAGGTCACCTCTGTCGGCATGTTACGGGAGAGTTTCTTGACTACTTCAATAATGTAGTAGTCACCATTAGGGCGAAGGAGGAGGGCTGACATTTTATTGGGGGAAGAGTCCAAGAGATTCTGAACCAATCATATCCTCAAGGGCTTGCCTCACCGCCCTCGCATCTCGGTCTGGGTCACCAGAACCCATCACAGTTACGGAAAATTGATTATCGAAGTTGTTATAGGTACTGCCAGTCATTAGAGGCTGATTAGCCACCTCACTACCGCCGACGATTGAATTGACGAGTGAACCAGACAACCCGGTACTAAGAGCCATGTCAGTTACATTACCGAAGGCTTTGGGATCAACCGTAATTGGTTTGATCTTTTTACCACCAAGGCCAAGCATCTCTTTTACAGCAGTAATGGCAGTTGTGACCGCCTCGGCAACTTTGAGGAAGATTTTAGCCAGATTGCTTCCTTCATCTGCCCACTTCTTGAACTGACCGGAACCATCGGTCATTGCGTAATACAAGTCTTCAACTACTGCTACGACTGCGAAGATTGCTACCCCGAGAGCGATCCAAGGGGCGGCGGCTACGATGACCTGTACCGCCAGCATCCCAAAGACAATAATCAACCCGGTAACCAACGGGAGCAGTCCACTCATGGCAAGGTAAAGAAAACCAATAACACCTATCGTAGTGAGTACCGCTGGATTGAATACGGCTTCAAGGAACTCAGCCATGATACTGAACCCCTCGCCAACATGCTTAATCGTAGGCTCCAATTCTTTCATTGCGGTACTTAGAGCATCAATCCCCTTAGTTACCGCAACAAGGAATCCAGACCTAGCAAAAGCATCTTGAAGGTCATTCCACTGATTCTCAAAGCGAGCGACCTGAGCAGCAGTAGAGCGTTGTGCCTTCTCAAAGGCACCTGCGGTATGAGCGGCTTTTGTGAACTCTTTAGCCAGTTTAGGAAGAAGGTCTTTAGCAAGAACTTGTCCATTCTGTAGCATCTTAAAGAGTTCTTCAGTCGTAACTCCAAGGGCATCAGCAGCAAGACCAACTGCGCCCGGCAGACGTTCACCCAACTGACCTTTCAATTCTTCAGACTGAATGGTGCCTTTAGAGAGCATCTGTTGAAGTGCCCTAAAGGTTCCTGCAAGATCATCATTAGACAACCCAAGGACTCGACCATACTCAGCCGTAGCCTTAAAAATGTCCTTGACCTCTTCCGTTCCAACACCAACTGATTTACCAGCCGCTAGGAAGTTAGTGAAGGTACGGGTATTCTCAAGGAAGGTAAAACCGATCCTATCCGCTTCTGCCCTCAGCCACTTATATTGTTGTTCTGCATCAGCAGCCACACCCGTTACAGAGAGGAGTGCCGCCTTAGCAGCATCGATCTTCATTGTAGTCTGTACGATGTCCGTACCGATAACAGTAGCGGCTACGGGGGCGATACCGGCGCGGATCATCGCTCCAGCACCAATTCCTCCATTGGCAAACCCAAATCTCCCGCCCGCATTTCCACCCCGAGCGCCAAACCCGCCACCAGAGGAACGACGGACGTTGGCACCTACATTGACGTTTACGTTGGTGCTTCTAAGTCGCATAATCTCGGCCCTGAGATTACGGACTTCAGATACGGTTGCTCCAAGACGCTGACGAGCCCTATCCAGATCAGCATTGTCAGTGCGGAACTTGAATGCATTTTTAGTAAGGCCACGAAGTTGACGGGTATATACCGCCAGATTCTTCATCTGCCCCATCAGCATGTCCAGTTGACGAGTGTCGGCTTTGATACCGATTCTCGCAAAGAACTCTGCAACCTGAATTGACTTCATTGGATTCCTAAATGAAAAAGGGGAAGGGAAATAACTCCCTACCCCTCCTTATTTCGCCTTTACCTTGTCCGTTTCGTACTTCGTGAGTGCATCTTTCATATCCAGCGCCTCAATGAAGTCGTACAAGTCATGTACCGTGTAGTATTCTTGCAACTCCCGAAGGGTTGCGTACTTCGCCAGTACGATTCGCCAGATTAGGGGGTCAAGGCTACCATTCGTCTCTATGTCGTAGTGTAACGGTGACTGGATTACGGTTTCAGCGGGTTCGCCTGATTTGGCAGGAGTCCACCGAAACCGTTTTGAAAAACCGAGGAGTAGTTAAGAGAGATGATCTCTTTGACAAGGCTGAACAAGGCACCGTAGTTCTCAGCGAACTCCATATCAAAAACGATAGGCTGACCATTCTTGGTCACATTCTTGTTCACCCACTCAATAATCATTTGGTCAAGATTTTCCTTGTCCAGATTATCGAAAAGGATTTCGGCTGCTTTACCAAGACCCTCAGTATTTACTGTACCATCCTCCGATCCTGCAATCTCAGCGAGAGCAGGACCGATCACCTTCATAAGTCGTTTGAGGTAGACAACACCTTTAGTT